GCAGCGTTGTCAGGTCAGTATCTTTCGGAACTTCAGGTGCGCCGAACATCGTCAACGTCCATGCGCAGACCCTTGCAAGGCCGCTTACAACACTACTCCACCACGTGCTAAGCAGTGTTGTCAGGTCAGTGTCTTTCGGAACATCGGGTGCGCCGAACATCGTCAGCGTCCATGCACAGACCCTTGCAAGGCCGCTTACAACACTGCTCCACCATGTACTAAGCAGAGTTGTCAGGTCAGTATCTTTCGGAACTTCAGGTGCACCGAACAGGCTCAGTGTCCACGTACAGGCCTTTGCCAAACCAGTCTTGACACTACTCCACCACGTGCTAAGCAGCGTTGTCAGGTCAGCGTCTTCCGGAACTTCAGGTACACCGAACAGGCTCAGTGTCCACGTGCAGACCTTTGCCAAACCGGTCTTGACACTACTCCACCACGTGCTAAGCAGCGTTGTCAGGTCAGCGTCTTCCGGAACATCGGGTGCACCGAACAGACCCAGTGTCCATTCCAATGCTGATTCCGCACCGGCTTTGACACCCTTCCACCAATCCTCAACAGCAGTCTTGACCTGCGCAGTCGTTTCGACAGGATCACTGAACAGTTTCAACGTCCAGTTCAGCACACTCTGAACAGATGCTTGAACCCCTGCCCACCATGTAGAAACTTTGGTCGCAACATCGCCTGCTGCTTCCTTCGGATTTTTGAACAGTTTCAGCGTCCAATCCAGCGCGGCTTCTGCACTGGATTTCATGCCCTGCCACCATCCAGAAACAAGGTTTTTGACTCCATCTGCCGCCGCTTTCGGCTTGTCGAACAGTTTCAGTACCCACGTGCATGCATCCTGCACCGTTGATACAACGCCATCCCACCATCCCTTGACGGCATCAGTGATCTGTTTGGTTGTTTCAACCGGATTCGTGAACAATTTCAAATGCCAGTTGCAGACATCCTGAACAAAGTCAACAGTCTTGTTCCACCACGTTGTCATTACGCCGGAAACATCTTCTTCTTTCACAAGTGCCGGTGCACCGAACAGCCCAAGCACCCAATTGCAAGCAGAAGCAACCCAGCCGCCAGCGGTTGCCCACCAATCACTGATAACCTTCTGAATCTTATCAACCGTTTCATTCGGCGCTGTGAACAGGCCAAGAGGCCATGTGCACATATCTTGCACAAGAGGTTGTGTTTTTGTCCACCAATCGTTCAATGCGGTTTTGACTTCAGTAGCCGTTACATCTGCCGGTGCGCCAAACAGGTTCAGCACCCAATTGCATGCATCAGCTACATTCTGATACATGCCGCCGTTCCACCAATCAGATACCGCTTTTTCAATTTCACTCCACTTCGGCAACTCAATGCCGAACGTTGCCTTGAAAAGGCCCTGAATCATAGGCCATACAAAGTTAGCCCATCCGTTCCTGATTGTCCTGCCAATGGATGAAAGCATGCCGGGCAGCGCCTTTCCCAAATCGCGGAACATGTTTTCAAAGGCTTCGGGCATTGCTTCTACGTTGAAGCCATCTTCAGTGAATACATCGCTGAAATAGGATGCAACCTTGTCAAACCCATCCGACAGCCAGTCAATACCGTTAACAACGGCTTCTGTCACCTTCGGCATGATCTTTTCAAGTTTCTGCATCGCCGGAAGCACGAACTTTTCAAGGATCGGCTTACCCACAACGCCCTGAAACTGCCGCCAATGCTCTTTCAGGTTCGCCATGACGTTTGCATAGGACGATGCTTCCTTTTTCGCCTGTCCGGTTGCGCCGGACTGCTTCTGCATGTTCTTTGCATAGTCAAGGCGGGTTGCCTGCTTCGTGGCTTCATCCAGTGATGCCCATGCCTTTGCATCTGCCACGATACCCTTTTCAACGGCATATGCCGCCATCTGCGTATCATTGGCAAACAGGCCGATGGCTTCACCGCCTTCATAGCTGCCGTTGATGAAGCTGTTCAGGTGGGACATGGATTCGTCAAGGCTCATATCCCAGAAGGCTGCTGCATCCGATGCAATCAGCAGACCATCTGCTGCAAGGGTGGTTGCATCCTCCACCCCATAGCCCAGACCCTTGAATTTTGCCGTCAGGGATGTCATTGCTCCCGTCAGGCGGGTGGATGTGACACCCGTTTGTTCGGATACTGCGTTCAGCTTTGCTTGTGCCGTACCTGCATAATCGCCCATGATCTGCGCAAAGGCTGATTCCTCTGCTGCAATGGATGCGTATGCATTTACGCACTGCTTGCCGAAATCGACAATTTTGTCAACAGCAAAAGTTGCTGCGACTGCCGTTCCAATTTTCTTAAAGGTTTTCGATAGTTTGCCTTCGGATTCTTTTGCTTTGCCAACAGTATTATCAAGGCTTCGTTCAGCCCCGCTGCTGTCAATCGCAATTTTGCCGAAAAGCTCAAATACGTTCAAGGCCGTTCACCTGCCTTTCGTAACGAAAAAAGGCCGGTGTTTCACGGCCTTTTATCTGGTATTCCCTCTCTTTGTGTGTTCCCACCGATCCGCAAGCCCTGCATCGAACGCAGGTGTCAGTTCGCCCACGACAGCGCCCGTATCCAGCAGCACGGCCTTCGGCATGGTACGCCGCAGGAAGTCGATCAGCAGCGCCGTCTGTTCGATCAGCGTTGCACGGATGCCTTCATCCTCTGCCCGTACCGCTGCACGGATATACCCCTGCAGCAGGTCAATGGGTGCAACAGCTTCCTTTCCCGCTTCGCCGCCGCCCAGGAACGTGTTCCCGGTCATACCAAAGATCGTCGGTTTTGTCAAGATCGCGCCTTCTGCGTTCCACTTCACATCAAAAGACGGCATTTTTCCCTTTCCCGCAATGCCGAATGGGGCTTTGCCGCCGCTCACGCTGATCTTCGGAATCTTCAGGTTGCTGAAAATCTTGCCGATACTCAACGGGAAATATCCCTTGATTTTCTTGATGGCCTTGTCTACCGCATCACGCGCAGCGCCGATCTTGTCAGCGATCGCCTTGCGGATATCCTCAAACCACTTTTTCACCTTGCCTGCTGCATCACGCAGATCATTGAACTTGTTTTTGACAGCCGTTATCGCTGTTGAAGTTGCAGAACGGATTTTTGCCCACAGATCAATCCAGAATTTGCGGAAGCCTTCATTGTTCTTCCACAGGTACACAAACGCCGCCACAAGGCCGATGATAAGCGACACAATCAGACCGATGATGTTTGCCTTCATTGCAGCATTCAGCAGCAGAACCGCCGTGCGAACGCCCGTGATCGCCTTCTTCGCCGCGCTCATGATCGCGCCCCACTTCAGGATCAGGATGAAGGAAGCCACAGCCGCCGTTGTGCCGACGATTGCAGCCTTCCAGATGTCCACGGTTTTCTTGTTATCCTGCAGCCACTTCTTTGCATCCTTGACCTTCTTGATAAAGTTTTCAAGATGTGGTATTGCAGCCGTTGCCATGTCAGCAACCTTGTTTTTGATCGCCGTCAGGATCGGTTCACCCACCGCGCCCAGTTCTGCCATTGCATCCGTCAGCCGCTCCTGCGCCTTCCGTGCTTCCATGACATCCTTGTTTGTGGTCTGATACTGTTCGGACGCTTTGCTGTATGTGCCATTCAGCGTGTTCATGATCAGGTTTTGCCGTTCCTGTTCCGTGGTGCATTTGTCCAGCTTGTTCTGGAATTCCGTTTCTCCGATTCCAGCCCATACAAGCGCGTCCACAAGCCCCCCGGTCAACTCGCCGCTGCGGGAAACTTCCTGACTGGATTCGGCAAGTGATTCGATCGGAAGGCTGTTGCCGAATGTGGCATACACACCCGTTGCAATGTCCGTCCACGTGGACAGTTCCTTTTCATTGTCAGACAGCAGTGCAAGATGCTGCGCCGCTTCCACGGCCTGTTCCGTATCGCCCAGCACGGCATTCAGATCTGAATAGGTCTGCTTTGCCGCCGTGGATGAATGCCCGGATGCCTGAAAAGCGCTGTCCAGCAGGCCCATCTGCGCCCGGTATTCCCTTGTTCCTTCGATTGCTGCGATCCACGCACCGCCCACCGCAGCGCCAGCCGTGATGACCGCCCTTCCGACCTTGACCGCCGCGCCGCCTATCGCCGCAAATGCGGATGTTGTGCGTGTGCCTGCGTCTTCGGCCCGGTTGGACGTGTCATCAATGGCTTGCTGCGCTTGTGTTGCGTCAACCGCTATCGTTCCCAATAGCTTGAACAGTTCCATCCTGTTCTTCACCCCCGCCATAAGGACAGAAGTTCTTCAGCAGTTGCGCTGATTCGCTCACTGTCTTCTGCAATTCCTCATGCGTTGGTGCTGCATTGGTGCTGCTTGTATCATTCAGGGATGCAAGGTATTCCGGCCAGTCTTGATTGAAGACCTTGTGCAGCCAGACTTCCCATGCGCTTTCTTCTTTGACTTCCTCATTCCGGATATTGATGATCTCACGGACGAACTCAAACAGCCGCCCGGACTGGATCATCATGTCCATCAGTTCAAGAGGGTTGGAATACCGCTTGAACAGAAGGTCTGCAAACTTCAGGTCATTTACTTGAAGCGCTTGATGACAGCCGTAAAAAAATCACGGAAGTCTTCATGCTTGACCACATCAATGACCATTTCAGCAAAATCCACCATCGGCAGATTCTTGATGTCCTTTTCGGTCATATCCGCCAGACAGGCCAGCAGCTTGTAAATGTCAGCTTCACAGTGACCGATGTTTTCCAGCACGACAGACGCGATATCAAACACCACAGCCATGCCGATGGACGCAACAGCCGCATCGCTGTTCTCCTGCTTCATCATGTCACCCACAGCCGCCTTGATTTCCTCGCTCTCAAAGCAGCGCTTGAATTCCTTCACGCCGATCTTCGACAGAATGCGGGTCACAAGGAAAAAGTCGCTTGCCTTCAGCGCGCGCAGGGTATACTTCTTCTCCATAACGGTATCCATATTCGTTCCCTCCATTTATGTTTTCAAAGAAAGGGCAGGGGAAATGTCCCCTGCCCGGTTCATGCCATTACGCAGATGCCTTCGGATAGTAAATCTTCCAAGGCAGCTTGTCCATGTCAGACTCAGGATCAGCATGACACTCAAAGGTGTACTTGCCGACAGCGCCTTCCTTGTTCTTGCCTTCCTGCTCAAAGCCGGTCGTGCAGAGGGCGTTTTCCAGAATCGCAATGACGGGTTCATTGTTCAGCATCTTGCCAACGAAGGCGATGTTGTCCCAATAGTCACCGATTTCGATTTCGGGCTTGCTCTCGATCAGGTCATAGCTGGTAGCGTCAGAAGCGCCCAGCACACCCATTGCAGCCGCCGCGATCATGTCAGCGGACAGTTCGATCAGGTTGATCTCCATCGTGGCCTTCTCGCCAGTCTTCACGCGCAGACCCTTGACCAGCACGTCAGCGCCGTCAACAGGCACGTCATAGACTTCAGGCACAATGGACAGCTTGCTGCCGCCAGAAGTCGCGCCGACGCAGGTTTCCGCAAAGTTCCACGTGCCTTCAGTGTTCTTCAGGTTCTTATGGATCGTACCAGCGCCGAAAAGGATGTTCTTCGTAGTGTTGGCAGTTACGCCGTTCTTACCTGCGATCATCTCAAATCACACTCCATTCTGTAATGTCCAGATTGATTTTCATGCTCACGATCTCCGAATCAGCCGTGGGTACGACATCGCCCCCGGCATAAGAAACAGCGATCCCCGTTCCATCCGGAAGGATCGCTGTCTGTGATGCATGCTTTTCGATTTTTGCTTTGTCCTGTTCAAGCAGAAGCCACTTCTCCCGCGCATATCCGCGCAGAATGAAGGTGGTGTCCTGCCTGCCGTTTTCTTCCCTTGTCAGCGTTTCGGTTTCGATGTAGCTGCCCGTCCACCATCGGTCAGGCGGCTTCTCTTTCCATTCACCGAACGCATAAGGGATGCCGATGCTTTCCATCAGATCAGACACGTATTTCAGCGCCGTCATGCTCATTCGTTCATCCCCTCCGACAGCAGTTGTTCAAGCCTTCTCTCAGCCTTTGCTTTGTTCTGTTTGAACGCCTTTTCCAGTGTGTAATTCGGTTCGCGTCCGTTTGTGGCATATGCGTCCAGATTCTTGACCTTCCGCAGGAATTCAGCCGCTTCTTCCGCTTCCTGCTGCGAACTGTATGTTGCACTGGTCTTTGTGCGGGTTTCGCCGTCTTTGACGTACACCCACCATCCTTTGCGGCCATCACCGTTTGCTGCATGCGATCCTGTGCCGAACTCTTCCCAATACACGGATTCACGCGCACTGCCCACAATGGCTTCACCCTTGTCTTCGTCCACGACATTCTTGTATGACTGCCGCAGCCTGCGTCCTTCTTCGCTGCCGTCAAATTGCATTTTGCAGTTGCGCTGCGCATGGGCTTGCACTTCAAAGGACGCTTCATGAAGCCATTGCTTTGTCAGTTCGTTCAGCTTTTCCTTGACATCGATTCTGTAATCTTCAAGGCGTACAGGCATGTCACTGACCCCCTGTATACTTCAAATAGATTTCAAGCTGTGAACCAGCCTTCATCTGCATGGGGTTATCGATCAGCATGATGTCGTACACATTCCCGTCATGGACAAGCTGCGCATTTTCCGCCTTGATCCTGCTGTCCAGCTTGACGTAATCGCACACAAAGACGTGGGAAGATTCCTGAATCTTTGCGTTATACACCCGGTAGCGGGATTCACCTGACTGCAGGTCAAGCCAGCCGCGCAGGGTTTGCACCGTCTGCCATGCCTTCACCTGTTCGCCAATTTCGTTCCGTGTGGTGGTGCTGATCTGGATGACAGCCGTCGTGTTTCCACCGATGCCCTTCATACTCTCAGCCCCTGTCCGAATCGCGCTTTGCAATAGTGCTTCAGAAAGCCCAGCAGGTGCACGGGATATCCTTGCTTGACATTCTCCGCATCATAGTCCTGATATGTCACAGAATGACGGGAAATGGTTTCGGACTGGATACCTGCCTTTGCACGGTTTTCAAGGTCATACTTCAGCAGTTCCACAACGCCCATTTTCACGTCAGCCGGATATTCAACCTGCGTGACAAACAGGTCAATTTCGTCACGGGTTCGCTCATTCACACGGAAAGTGTTGTCACCCGCTTCCTTGACGGTATACAGGCCATCGTTCTTTTCGCTGCCGCTGATGTGCAGGGTATCGCCCACTTCAAAGGGATTGAGGGCTTCCACCGTGAACAGACCGCTCACCACATCCGCGATCCTGCCCGTGCCGCGCACCTGAAAGCTGTTGTTCGTATAGCCCCGGACGAACAGTTCAAGCGCCTTCAGACGGGCTTCAAGCGCTGCATCCGTTTCATCCGTTTCGACAAACTGCCGGAATTCAGTTACTGACATAAGCATTACGTATTCACCGCCTTGATAGCGTTCAGGATTTCAGCCTTCTTCGTCAGGCCGTTCAGGTCGATGCCGTGCGCTTCCGCATACGTCTTCAGTTCCTTCAGCGTCATGCTGTCAAGGTCTTCTTCCTGATCTGCCTGTTCCTGCTGTGCTTCCGGCTGAAGGATGCTGTCAAGGTGGTCTGCGCATTTCGCCAGCACAGACAGTTCGGAATAGGTGCGGGAAGGGACAGAAGCCAATTCGACCTCTGCCCCCACCGTGAAGCCCATATCATCCCATCTGACAGAATAGGTTTTGCCGTTTGCAAGCAGGTAGGGCAGACCATCAACGATCACAAATCGGTTCATGGTCTGTTCCCCCCTTTGGATTAGCCGTTAGACAGGATCAGACCCATCTTGACGTTCTTGTGGTTGAACTTCAGGCTGTAGTTCGCAGTGTTGCCCAGTTCAGCGAAAGTGGGGGACTCATCGACGATGTTGTCAACCGCCAGAGAAAGACCATTCGGATGCAGAACCTTGCCCTGCTTCGTGTAGAACATGTCCACGCCAGCAGTCTTTTCGGGATCATAGTTAGTGGTGTACTGGTTCTGATAATTGGTCTTATCAGCAGACAGGAACGCACCTTCGCCGAACAGATAGGTCTTGTACACCGGGAAGCCGGAAATGGAAGGATCGACAGTGTAATAGTCGGTCACAAGGATACGCTTGCCGTTGATGGTGGGAAGCTGGATATCCTGCTTGATCGCGCCGCCAGTGACGTACTTCTCGTACTCAACCAGACCCAGCTTGCGGAAGGCCGCATACACCTTGCTGTGCATGATCGCCAGACCCAGACCGCCAGCCATGTCACCCAGCGCAGCCTGCTCCGCATCAATGATGGTAGTCTCATTGATCTTGTTCGCATCCGCGATCGTGCCAGACGTGATAGACAGGTCAGTCACATGGTCAGACAGCGCATCCACCGCAAGCACAGCCTGCGCGATGTTCATCAGTTCACGTTCCCACACCTGCGTGTAGTAGCTCTGAATCTTGCTCTTGATGTGGGACATAGGATCAGCGCCAGTCAGTTCCTTGATAAAATCCTGCGCCTTGAACGCCTTCATGCGCTGGATCAGCATGCAGGTCTGCTTGTTACCGGCGATGGTAACAGGCACGTTGTCCGTCTTACCATCGTTGTTCAGCGCCTCCATGCCCTCATCAAAGATGTTGATGGGCGTGTAGATGGGCAGGGTCGCAACGTTGCCCTCACTGCCAATAGCGCCCATGATAGACGCATCCTGACGAACGATGCCGGAAGCAAGGATCGGATTGCTCCAATACTCAGCTTCGTGCATCATGTCGGTAAAGACTTCCTCGTCAAAGTAGAAACCGCCAAAGTTGCCGTTTCGTGCCATAGTTCATCATCCTTTCGGTTGTTCTGTGTCGTTATCCGCGCAGTTGGCGATAAAGTGCTTCGTTCTGCTGCTTCAGCGCCACGCGCTGTTCATAGTTCATGCTCCTGAAGGCTTCCGGCGTAGGTGCAGCATTACCGTCACCCTTGCGCAGCTTCAGCGGATCGACCACCTGATAGCCGTCTCCGTTGCCGTTTTCAGCCGATTCAAACTGGTTCGGGAACTGCGTCTTCAGCCCTTCCAGCTTGTCCTTCCAGCCCTTGATGCTGCCGTTTTCGTCAAGCGTCAGCGTTTCGCCGTCACTCTTCAGCTTCTCATTCAACTTGAAGGTCAGATAGTCCACATCGACAGCCTTTTCAGACAGCAGGCCGACCTTGATTGCTGCGTCCACGCGCTCCTGTTGAAGTCGTGCTTCAAGCTGCTTGTACGCTTCTGCATTCTTGTCAATGATCGCCTGAAGATCTGCCTGACCCTTTGCGGCCTTCTGCAGTTCTGCAATCGTGGCCTTTGATGCATCCCGCTCCTGAACTGCCGCATCACGTTCCGTCTTCATCTTCGGATACCGAACGTCCATGTTTTCGTGGCTGGTCGTGTAGATACCGTGTTCCTTCATCGCCGCGCTGAAAGCCGTGGTCTGTTCTTCCGTTGCGCTGAAAATCTGCTTCAGAATTTCGATAATGTCCATTGTGTTTTGCTCCCTTTCATCACGTTTTAACGATTTCTCTTATCGTCAGAATGGGGGGATTTTTACATCATCCCCTGATGTTTGTGTATGATAAAAGCCGGGATTCCCCGGCTGTTACCCCAATAGCTTTTTCCATGTGTTCTTGCCGACGATGCCATCAACCGTCAGGCCGTTCGCCTGCTGGTATTGTCTGACCGCCGTCAGCGTCTTTGTGCCGAAGATGCCGTCCCTTTTACCGGGTGAAAACTCCGTTTTGTGGATCAGCAGCCATTGCAGCACTTCGACCTGCGTTCCCTCGTCACCAATGCGCAGTGTGTTCATGTTGTACACCACGCTTTCCGTATTTGACGTTTTTTCGGCCTTTACAGGCGTTGCAACTTTGGTGGGGGGATTGCTGCCCTCACCATAGTTCGGCCTGCCGTAGCCTGCAATACGGCTGTTTGTGAGCATGTAGCGCTTTGTGAATACGCCGCCGCCATTGGCAACGATGCCGGAAGAACCGGACGTGTTGCCTTCCACCGTGTACACATACTGCTTGTCAACCTTGTACACAAGGCCAGTATGGGCGATGGTTTCCTTGTCTTTGCTGTAAAAGAAGATCTGATCGCCCGTGTTCGGTGTGGTGTGCAGTTGGTCATGGCTGTTGTAATACTGTCTGCTGTACCTGCACCCTGCACCGTAATTGACCGCCGCATTGGATGGTTGATAGGTCATTTCCCTTGCCGCATCAAGGCCGTATGCCTTGACAAAGCACCAATCAACGAACACATCACACCACGCCGCACCACGCTTGCTGCCGTTGTAAAACGGATAGACCGCAAGGTCACGGGCGTACTTCGTGAAGTTCTTTTTGCCTGCATTGGCAGTCTTATCATCAAGCTGATCGTTTGTTGCCTTTTCCAGATACCCTACTTCGGATAGAGCAATATCAATGACTTTCTGTTTATCATAAGCCATCAATCAACCCGCCTTTCACTTGATGTATTGACGTATTACTTGACGTATTACTTGACGCTTTATTCAGCGTCTTCACCGTCAGGCGGGACATATTCCAGCGCCTTTTCAGGGTCAATAGGCTCTTGCAGCAGGATGCCCGTTGCACCCTCCGCGCTCTTTGCATCGACCAGGCCTTCTGCAAGCAGATAGCCCAGCACAGCAGCGCCCTGCAGGATGATACCAGACACCGTTTCAGCGGTTTCCGCATCGCCCTTGAAGGCAATGATCAGACCAGATACAAAGGCCGCGACAGCGACCCACAGCTTACGGGACGTAAACTTCTCGATCCACCTCATGTGTTTATCCTCCTTTTTACTTGCTCCATAGTTGATTTTTGATACAAAAAAAGACCGCGAATGCAGTCTTTTCAAGGCTTTGCTTACTTGATCGTAACTTGCCGGTAACTTGCGCAGCCCATTGGAATCATCCTCTTTCGGGCAACAAAAAAGCACCATGCTGTTGTGAGCATAGTGCTTTATTTGTTATCTTTTTTCATCCGCTGGAACATTTCTTGTTCTTCACGAAGCATAAGTTCTTCAAGTTCTGCGAGGGGCATTTGCATGTAGCGCTCAATGGCTTCCGTGTCAAGGTTGTCGTTCTCACGATACTCCCACACGTTACTTCACCTCTTTGAATTCAAATCCATATTCACCCGACAAAAACTGCATTGTTTTCATCTGAGCATCATATTCATTATACCCCATTTGCTTGAAATATGCAATACGTCGGTTGTATATTCCCATTTCGATATATTGCTTAGGGGCAGTGTATTCAAAGATTTTGCCATCATGGCACAGCGCATAACCAACAGAATATCCATTATGCAACGCTGCATTCAAATCCGATGCACTTGGTGGCATGCTTGCAGGATGATTATGAAAAGAAACAAGCTCCCCTTTTTTAGCCGCCTTGATAGCATCTATCACATCAGCAGTATATGCAGGCGTTCCAGTTTCCACACCCGTAACAGATTTGATCCATCGTTTTTTAGCCCTGTTATACAGGTACAAGTCTTCTCCGTTTTGTCCAGAACGATGATGCAAGACTTCCTTTGCAGCCTTCAGGAACTCACGCCGCTCTTGCGTATCATTCGTGATTTTTGAGAACTTGTCTGCATAACCTCTGCTGTCAATAACCTTTGTATCAACAGCATACTCTCTGTTCTTTGCTATTTTTTCGTTTTCCTTTGGTGCGTTTTCACTTTCAGCCGCTTTCAGATACTTTTCTTCAAAGGCGTTGAAGTCATCTTCCTTGTTCAGCTTGAAGTATTCCGCACGTTCCTTCAGTTGCTTCAGTTCATCTTCATCCAGCGCCCACTTCGCACGGGTCAGCGCAACGCACCGACAGTTGCAGTCTTCTTCAGCATATCCGAAGTCACCCGGATACATGGCCTTCTTTGTGTCGCTGATGACGAACGGTTCATTCGTTTCCCTGATCTGTCCGTCAAGTCGCTTGTGCGTTGGCCTTGTCCCGCTGTCCAGTGTGCTGTCCCACTGCTTCACCACATCGCAGCCGCGATCCTTCGCGGCGTTTCGCGCGTCATCTGCGCCGGCCTGTGATATCCTGTGTGCTTCTGTCCGGACAATGGTCTTCGCCCGTGACATGGGCGCTCTGGTACGGTTCTTGATGTTCCGCGCAATGTCGGCAAACGGAAGGTTGCTTGCAATGCCGCGTGAAATCTCATTGGAAATGGTCTTCTTCAGCAGCTTTACATCAACGTCGATGGACTTATACAGGCCTTCACTGATCTTGCTGTCCGTCAGGATTGCCTTGACGGCTGCATCCTGATCCATCGGGACGATCAACGGAATGCCTTGCCCGTGGATGCTGTACATCGTGCCGATGAAGCCATCCTGATAGCTGTCATGCAGGTATTGCTGGATGGTTGCGTACTGATCGCCGTGCAGCTTGTCAAGGATGCCTGCCACCTGTCCACGCAGCGCATGCTGATATTGCAGTTGGTAGATTCGGCTCTGCGTCAGTTCATCACTCAGCAGTTGCTTGATCTTGTCTTCAATATCCCGCAGGGCAATTCGGTATTGCCTTTCAATGCGTTCGATGGCTGTTTCCTCTTTGTGAAGCTGAATCTTGATGACCTTCCGTTCCTGCTTATTCAGCATCCGCAATCACTTCTTCCGTGGGCAGGTTGTTCAGGATGTTCTGCGCCGCTGCCGGGTCTGTCACAGGCATTTCAGCAGGCAGCTTGTCCTTGATGTCGTTGTAATCAATGTCAAGCTGTTCGCAGATCAGTTGCAGCACAGTTTCGTCATCAATGAATTCGCGCAGGCTCAGAACCGTGTTTATCTCCGTCTGACGGGTCTGTGATTCCGTCAGCTTGATCCTTGCGTTTTCCTCTGCATTGGTCGGGATCACCGGATCAAAGACGAAATACACATCCTTCTGCGTGTAGGCCGTCCCGCGCTCATGATTGATCTCATCCAGCACGATACCGATTTCCCACCGCAGGAACATCTTCAGACGGGTCTTCAACTTGTTCGCCTTCATGTCAAGCAGGCTGTATGCGCTCTTGATGGCGATGTTGGTCGTGGCGGCTGTATCCTTCAGGCCGTGCATGTTCAAGGCCATGCCGAAGCGGTAGATGTTCTGTTCGTCGATCTCCATCATGGTCTTCCGGGCTTCAACAGGAATATCAATCGTCTTGATATCCACGTTGCCGCCTTCACCCACGCCCACATGCTTCTTTGCCTTGATGTTGACCATCAGTTCATCAAGGTTATCGCCTTCGAAGCCGCTGACCACATACAGCGCTTCGTTCGTGTCCTCAATGTTATTGGACAGGCCGCATGACATCAGGTCATAGTTGTCGATCAGACCCTTGATAGGCTTCAGGTCACTGGTCTGCATGCGGTTGTTGTCGAACCGCTTGAAGGGAATGAAGCCATACCCGCCGTTGTGGTATCGCTTCTCACTTTCAGCATTGCCGCGCTTGAAGATCGCATGGGGGCGGGGATTGATCTTCACGGATTCATCAAGCGTGATTTCCCCATCATCGATCTGACAGAAGAAGCAGACGTTGTGTTCATCAAACACTTCAATGCGCTTGATGCTTCTGCCCTCTGCGTCAACACGATCCACATACCAGCGGATGATGTATTCACATCCGTCATCCGTTTCATGTTCCCTGACCTCGACCACGCCCAGACTGTCAGCACAGTCAAAGATGCTTTGTCCGTCTTCACCCTTATAGCAATAGGCGTATGCAAAGCCCTTTGCGCATGTGTCAGTCAGCACTTCCCGGATGTGTAGCTGATATTCTTCGTTGTTGTTCAGCCGCGCATCCAGTTCTTCCTGAAGGTTAGCATCGTCTGAACGAATGATCCCTTCTTCACTGGACATCAAATATTGGACCGTCTGGTCAACATTTTCCATGAAGAAGGGATGCACCTTTCGGATATTGCTTTTCGTCAAATCTTCCTGAAGCTGTTCCTGCGCATTGATGAAGAAGATTCGATGTCCAAGAATGTCATGCTCTGCGTTGTAATACCGTTCACCCACTTCGGCCTGTTTCTTCCGTGGGCTTGCCTTGTCAGCTTCGATCAGCGTTCTGATCCTGTCCGGTGTCAGCATCGCTGTCACCCCCTCTGTCAGGTATTCCGATCTCGCAGGAGGGGCAGACCTGCCGCCCCTCCGGGATCACTGCACCGCAGCACACGCAGCGGTTTTCCTTTTTCGGGTTCACTTTACCAACTCCCAGAACGCAGGCATCACGTCAGGATTCCACGTGCAGGCCACGCCAGCAGGGGCAGTGCACTCATACACCTTGCCGTTGTAGGTGACAAGCGAACCGGCATAATAGGCATCATGTGCGCCCGTAGGCTGAACGTATTCGGGGATGGGGTCGGTTTCGCCGTCATCCTCACCGCCGCCGATTTCCGGCGCATCTGCCGTGCCGCCTTCCAGTACGGTGACACGGGCAGTCAGGTCGCGGATCGCCGCCCACAGGCGCTGAATTTCCTCATTGGCGTTCAGGCCGGGAGTGGCTTCACCACGTGCGGCTGCAATCAGTTCATCATGCTCTGCATCGGTCAGCCTGCCGGTGATGTGATATTCGTCAATACGCTGCAGCATCTGGGGCAGGTCGAAATTGCCACGGTTGATAACAGACTGAAAAAGGGTCATCACATTCGTCATGGTTGTGTACCTCCATTATGCGTCAATCAGTTGTGCTGCCAGTTCGGCAAATTTGTTGTCGATGTAGGCCTTTGTATCTGCGACATACTGCGCAGCGATCCATGCACCTTCTGCTGTGATGGTGGTGACGGGGTAATCGCTGCGCAGTTTCGCTGCGGCTGCAAGGGATTCACCCGTCAGGGGCGTTTCTACCGGCTCAGCTAGCGGATACAGCACCGTGACAGGCGTACCAGCCGCATGCTGTGCAGCAAGCCAGGCGTTGTAATCGTCCAGGGTTGCAATGCTGCTGTGACCTACGTACATGCTTCCCGGCACATTGCACAGCATCACAACGCCGTCCTTTGTTACGCCGCTGCTGCCGCTTGTCGTGCCCTTGTAGGGGTAGTGACTCAGCACAAGCACCACATCCGCGCCGCTTGCCCTGTCCCAATCGTCCGTGCTGACGTTGTATGTGTTGACCTTCGGATTGCTGGATTTGCTTGCGGCCATCTTTCCAGCATTCACGCCATCCAGCACAACCTTACCGATTCGCTGGATGTGTACGCCGCGCACAATGTCAATTTCGTCTGCAAGCCACTGCTGCCCGGTTTCATCGGTGTAGCTGCCGCCCGTGGTGACGGGGATGCTGCAAAGGCCGTCAGGCGTTGCAACCGTCACACTGCCGCCCGGTAACAGGTTTTCGCCGTGTACATTCATCGTGATGCTGCCGTTATCGCCAACACTTGCGATTGCTGCAGGGCTGTCCGGTGACGGTGCAGCGCTCTGTGTGCTGCGTCCAAAGGCAGACAGGAGCGGGAACGCCCTGCCCTGTGCTGCGTCATCCGCTTCAATGTATGTTCCCTGTGCCGTCTGCACGATCGGTGGCGCGTTGCCGTTGACGGCCTGCGCTGCGGCTGCTTCTGCCGTTGCAATGGCGGCTGTTGCATCACTCTGTACCAGATCAATTGCTGCCTGTGCATTGCGGGTGATCTTGCCAATACCTGCGTATGCTTCTTCCGATGCCGCTGCAATGGCTGTCTGCGCATCGGCTGCGGCTTGATTCGCTGCGTCCGTTGCCGCTTCCACCGCTGCCATCTGTGCAAAGATGTCATCCAGTGACGGGATCGTTTCACCCGGATCAACCAGTTCCCCCGTCTGCGTCAGGCGAATGCAGCCATCGATCACGCGCACCGTCTGCGTGATCTGGTCATCCGTTTCGCTGATCTTCAGCGCCAGCGAAAAAGCGCCCTCACTGGTATAGCAGGCTTGCGGAAGGTCTACATATGCCATGCTGCCATCTGCTGCACCTGTCACCACGACTGTCTGCATGTTCGGCCTGATGAAATAGCCCGTCACGCTGCAGCCTGTCAGGTCAATTGGTTCGCCTGCACGGTTGATGTTTGCGCCGAATCGGTTTGCGTTCCTGTCACCCGTTGCAAGCACAATACCGGCGTATGTTCTCAGCAGCGACTTGCCAATGTCTACATTCACAATGTCACTGCGGTACAATTCAGCCATGTTCCCACCCCTTTCTGTTTCTTACGCAATCCACTTGCTTTGTGCGATGTATTTTTCAAGCGCATAGCGCATTGCGTCCATCAAATGGTTAAAGTAGTCGATCGGGACATTCAGCTTCGTCCCGAACTTGTCTTTATCCCATGTGTAGTTGCTGATCTCTGTCAGGAAGTTCACGCAGCGCGGATGGATGATGATTTCAAGGTCTTGAATCCACTGGATACCATTCATCACGCTGTCTTTGCCCTTCTGTGCAGCCTTCACGCGCAGGCCCAGCGTCTTCAGTTCATCGATCGATTTCGGTTCTGCTGAATCTGCCGTGATGTGTTCCTTGCCGTATCCCATCGCCTTGACCGTTTCAGCGATCGCCCGGTTCGACATGCCCGTCTGATACATTTCGTCGAACACAAAAAGCTGCTTCGCATCCTGATCTAACAGGCCGCAAAACAGCGTTGATGGGTCGTTCGTATATCCGAAGTCGATGCCGAAGGCTGATACCAGTTTCGGATGTGCCTTCTTGAATTCTGCTGATGTGTGGTCGAACTTCTCTTCCTTCCAGTTCTCATAGACAAGGCCGTCCACGATGCCCCACCCGCCCAGACCTGCAACAGCATAGCGGCGCGGGTTGTTCTTCCGCATGGCTTCAAACACCTTGATGTCAGCAGCATCAAGCCATTCGTTGCACATGTAGTTCGTTGTGATGGCAAGGATATCCGGATCAGGTTCTGCGTCGAAGAAGCGTTTCTTCAGCCAGTGCTTTTCATTCCACGGGTTGAAGGTGATCATCCACTGTTTGAACAGCCCTTCCGGACATTCACCACGGATGGATTCATCCAGCACGTTGAAGTCATCTTCATTCATGACTTCGTATGCCTCTTCAAGCCATGCCCAGCACAGAACGCCCTTTTCGACCGTGATCGATGTGACCTTCAGAGGATCATCAAGGCCACGGAAGTATATCTTCGTTCCTGCTGGTTTGTATGTGGCTTCAAGCGGGTTCAGCTTGAACTCCCAATGCTCATCAACGCCCAGACGGTGCACAGCCCACTTCAGTTCGGTATAGCACGAATTCTTCAGTGTGCTGTATGTCTTGCGGATGACCAGCGTATTCGGCAGCAGGCCGGTCGGGTTGCCGTCCTTATCGAAGGGATACTTCATCATGTTCGTGATGATCCGCAGCGCTGTTGTCTTGCTCTTCTTCGATGCACGGCTTCCCTTGCATACCAGATAGCGCCCTTTGAACCGCCAGTATGAACCGTATCCCCTGCCGACGATTTCAGGAAGTTTCAGCTTCACTTTTTCTTCAGTCTTCAAGTTCGTCTTCACCCGAAATCACCACCGGAACAGCGCCGGTCACTTCCATCTTGTCCGTGAACAGGCTGTATCTCTTACCCAGCAGTTCAGCCGCCTTCAGACGTTCCTTTTCGTCAGGCGCTTTCTTCATCCGCTGCGCTTCCGTCACGAAATCGCCGCTGCTGACAATCACAACGATCTCTGATTCCGATTCGCCACGCAGCACAGATGTCAGATATTTCAGCACTTCATCCTGATCCGCGATCAGTTGCTTTTCCTTTTCTGCCATCCGTTCGGCAATGTATTGTTTCAGATTAGGTTTTTTGAGGTTTTCGGAAGCGATTGCGCCTGCTGTTTTCGGTGAATATCCGGCTCTGATCGCAGCTTTCGTGCCGTCAAGGTCGATCAGGTATTCATCACAAAAACGCTGCTGCTTTGCCGTCAATCCTGCCACGATCACCACCTTCTTTCTGTCCGTTTTGCCCCCAGCCCCCGCCTGCTGGAGGTATAAGCCCACAAGCAACACAAACGGCATGCGCTCCCAAACATGCCGTAAATGGGGAATACTCCCGCTTGCACTCCACGCAACGCAAAAAGCCCGACAGTTCAGGTCTGTGACCTTCTGTCAGGCTTTCGCACTTGTGCATCATAACAATACCACAGATGCAAGATGAATTTCAATAGAACTTTACTGAATTTTTGAGAATTATCAGGAACTTTCCGGAACTTTACTGAACTTTTCGGAACTTTTCGGAACTGTTCAGACAGAAAAAGACGGCAGGTTCGTTTCCTGCCGTCCTTTTGATGCTATCATCATTTATAAATCCCCGCATCTATAAGCTCTTTAAGTTCTTTTTTAGTCTTTGCGCAGGCGATACTTTCATTATCCTTATAAAGAATACATCTCTTGTGATATCCGTCCTTCGTATGCCAGTAACGATACTTGATGATCTCAAGGACAAAACCTTTGTAATGCTCAACAGACTCTACGAATTCTGTATACATACTTCTTGCTCCTTTTCTCATGCTTGTCACTGCTTTGGTTCTCCATCTGGTTTGCGTTTTCCTGCCTGTTCCGATTTTTTCAGGCCATCAGCGCCACAACACCCATCAGGATCACCCCGAAGAACGTGCAGAGCATCTTCAGCAGCCACTCAACGCCCGGATGCATCTGCTTGCACATGCAGGGAACTGGCCTGCGCCGACGTGCTTCCGCTTCCCATGCTGCTTCGTTCTTCCGCTTGATTTCCTCCATCAGCTTCAGCCGCTCCCGTGTGGTCATGTCCTTTTCCTTTCTGCGGGGTTATACCGCCCCGCCCGGTTTTCTGTTGTATGGGTTATGTTCACAAGATGTGCAAGGTTCTTTGTGCCAGCTTGTTGTTGTGCTGCTTGCAATCGAACACTTTGTCATGCAGTATTCTGTACACTTCCGGCAGCTTGCGTGACCACTGTTCACAACAGCCCCGCAGAACTTGCAGGTCGATTGCTTTTTCACTTCACAACCTCCATGCCATTCTTGATCGCCCAGCGGATCGCGCCCTTTTCAGTCTTCCAATTGTTCGGCGCACCGTACAGCACCTGATTGTCCACCGCATTCTTCAAGCCGAAGTATTGAGTGGGCTGGCCTTTATTTATGGTATAAGTCGTAACCTTCATGATCTTACTTCCTTTCTTTCGGTGGGCTTCTGTGCCCTCCTGACATTATCTATTATACACGAATTTTCGTGTAATGTACATTGGCAATATGCACGAACTTTCGTGTTATTATTTGTGCATCTTTACACTATCTTTCGTGTAATTTTTGTGATACAATATCAGTCGAAAGGAGGGGCTTTCAATGGCTCTCTATTACAAGTTCGACATCCTTCAAGCACTCAAAAACGCAGGATTCAACACGAACCGCATCCGGAAAGAAAAGCTGTTCAGCGAATCTACCTTGCAGAAGTTCCGCAGCGGGGAAATGGTTCACACTTCAAACATCGACACCATCTGCCGCTTGCTGAACTGTCAGCCCGGTGACATTCTGGAATACAAAGGGGAAGGCTAATTGCCTTCCCCTTTTGCGTTGTCAAGTTTCCTGCCTGTCCAGCACCCGCTGAAACGCCTGAAGCGCTCTGCCGTGGATGATGCACACCCAACGATATGTATTCCCGAAGTCGCTTGCGATCTTCTCAAAGGATTCAAACTGGATGTAATGCCGATGAAGAACCTGATAGTGTTTCGGGTTTTCAAGCTGTGCAAGCAGCTTCCCCGCTTCCCGTTTCTGGTCAACGAATCGGTCAATGTCCCTGTCGATCTCCCTTTCAAGGTCAATCAGCCTGTCTGACGCTTCCGTGAATCCGCCGTGCGATCCTCCACCGCTTGTCATGACCGGTTTCAACGTCTGCGTGACCTTGTACCGCATCCCGCGCAACTGGTCTTTTTCTTTCAGTTTCTCATTGATGATTGCGTCAGCCCTCTTGATGCTCTTCAGATATTCCTTTGCTTCCATCACCGTGCACCCTCCCTGTCAAGAATCTTGTCAAGCAGTTCGTGGCATTCCCTGCGATGGTCAACCGCCTTGTCAGCAGGCTTCAAGGGGATGGACAGTGCTTCCTCCACCGCCTGCACGACCCTTGCAAACTCCGTTGCAGGCAGTTTCTGCACGAACGCACCCAGCCGGGAATTCAGCAGGTATTTGACCATTGCCGGATTCGTGTACATCCTCCCCGCGCTGACGATCTCCAACCCGTCATTATGCTTGTCAACGTCCGTCAGGGTCAGACAGTTGCAGAACGTCCCCTGATTCTTCAGGATCAGCACCTTTTCCCTGCCATCGTTTGCCGTCCAGGCTTCCCCGCCCTTTGCCATGCTCATGAATGCCTTATAGGCCGTTTCATCCTTGTATCCTGATCCGTTGCGCATCATTCCGAATTCTGCCATATGTATTCACCCTTCCGTGTTATAATTCCAGCAAGTCACGCATGCGCCAGTTCTTCTGTGCATCCGGCTTCAGGTTGATGCAGAAGCCGTGTGCCTTCGTCCTTTCTGCGACACGGCCTGCTATCGCTTCGTCAATCTCCATCAGTTCAATCAGCGTCCGCTCACTGCTGATGATCGTGACCAGTTCCGGCTGGTTGTACCTGTAGTTGATGATTTCGAATGCAAGGTTGACATCCGCAGCCGTGGGCTGTGCAGCAACCCCTTCCGCATTCTTGCCCGTCTTGAACAGGTCATCAATATACAGGACATCGGTTTCCTTCAGTTCCTTCATCATTTCCGCATAGCGCACTGAATCCGTGATGCATGCCTTGATCTTCGGCACTTCCTCGCGCCATTCCATATAGCGCAGTTCATTGCCCTGCTTCAGCTTTGTGATTGCTGCCGCTGTGCAGATGTGTGTTTTTCCAGCGCCGCTCTGACCCCCGATGAAGAACCATTCTCCGTTGAAGCTGTTGCAGAACCGCTGTGCTGTTTCCTTGATGGTCTTCTGCCATGCGTCCCGTGTTTCGTACAGGTCGAAGGTGCAGCCCTTCACACGTGCCTTCAGGCCGGAGCGGTTCAAGCGCCTGATCGCGTTCCTGATCCGGCAGCACCTGCAGTTCAGCAGCGATTCCATGTAATACCCGAATCGCTCATTCTGCGTGACTACCGCAACATAGCCCTTGTTTTTGCAGATGTCGCACTGATAACCGTCTTCCTTGTCCATATCGCCAGTGCTTGCGTTGTACATATCCGCCTTCTGCTGTTCTCTTTCCTTCGGGGTCAGCGGTTCACAGCCATGTTCCAACCCTTCCGGCAGTTGACTCTTCAGCAGGCTTCCGATTCCCTCCACCGTTCTTCACTCCATTTCTTCTGTTGCTCTGTTCCCACGTCCGCACAGCCGCTTTCCAGTCCTTCATTTTGTTTTTGCCGATCATCCAACCCTTCGCTTCGTAGAAGTCGATGAAGGCTTCAGGATCAACGCCGTTCCCCCGCTCTGTGCAGTATGCTCTGACTTCCTCCACCGTGGGAGGATTGAAAGGCTTTCGTGAGTATCGTTTCCTTTCCGGCGCATCCGCAGGATCGCCCCCATTATTGTTCTTATCTCTAATATCTAAGTCTTTGTCTTTATCTTCTTCTGTTGCGTGACCTTGCGTGACTGTCACGTGACCGTCACAAGCAAGCAGTTTTTGCCGTTCACGCTGACGCTGTTTTCGCAGTCTGTTCTGTTCTCTGATCTTGTCAAGCCCTTCAATGTTCTGGTATTCCTCCCAACCAGCCACGCAGAAGAATGCACCGTCACGGATAATCATTTCAAACTGTTCCAGCGCATTCAGCGCCAGCACGACTGTTGCTTCCTCAAAGTCCAGTTCATCTGCAAGCATCTTCGGCGTATAGGGGATGTTCTCCGTCAGGAAGATCATTCCCCCGGCATTGCATCGGCCTGCCATCGTCAGCAGCATGACCCAGATCAGGACGATGTTGTTACCATCCGGAAGCCGCCGAAGGTGCTTGATCTTCCGGTTGTCGAACATGTCTGTCGTGATCTTGACCCATTCCACACCCGCCATCTGTATTGCTCACCTCCACCGTCTTGAAATCCATTCGTGTTGCAAGGCCGTAATATGCACCGTTTGCGATCCTCAGCGCCGTCAGCATGTCCTCTGCGTACAGCGTGACGGTCTGACCGTCTGACAGGTACACTGTGCCTTCTACCATTGTCATTCCTCCCTTTTTATCACCGTCATTAACGCATCATTGTCCATTGGCACACAATGAGCATGGAACGACATATCCAGACTATAATCTGTCGGGCAAGACAGCTTCACATATCCGATGTCATCGCATACATCAACGGTATGCACCTCATGCCGCATCGAAAAATCATCAACGATCATGCGGAACATGTAAATTGTTCCGTTGTGCGCCAGTTTGACGAATGACGGTCTCCCAAGCTGTATAGCAGCGAAGTCATAAATCACAGTCCCGCAGAATTGACATTGTTCACCAGTTATACCCGCTCCGCAATTTGGGCAGTTGTATCTGCGCAATGTTACAACACCCTTTCCAGCATCCTGAAAGCCTTGCGGATGCTCTTTTTTGTTATTTGCGGTTTAACCCGACATTCGCCCAGTTTGGTACGGAACAGTTTCTTGATCTCGTCAGGCGTTTTCATCGTTCGCCCTCCTGTTCCATACTTCTATCGCTCTTTTCGGTTCTTCGTAGAAAGCAGACATGAAGCAGCATCCGCCACTTTTGCATATCACTCTATAGTATTCTATCGGCCAATAGTTACCGCTACTAAACAGTATTGCTTTTCCCCCGCAGAACGGGCAGGGCTTAAGGTCAGGCGTTGCCATTTTCCGCACCTCCGTCCATCTTAGAAATCCCATTCGCTTTTGATTTTCTCGCCAGCTTCGTTCCAGACGATTGTATCCCCGTCATGTTCCAATCGTTCATACTCACCAACAAGCATGTATTTCGGTTCGCCCTTTTCTGCTTTGATCAGATACGGTTCATCAATGCTCTTTCTGATGCCGAAACACTGGTTAGCCAAGAAATAAAAACGTCTCTCCCAATCGTCAGACGGTGTATATAGTGTTGCAAATCCCCATCCATAATTGATTGTGTACTTATTCATTCTTCCGCACCTCCGTCCATCTTCGCGCCCTTGTGGCAGAACCCGTCCACCTCCATGATCTTCCGCCAACGCCTGCAGATCACAAAACGGTCATCAAGCTGATCTCTGTGATGCTTGCACTCCCTGCACCG